CAACCCAGCCGCAAAATGGTGGGCTGTTGTAGGGTCAAAGTTGCAAGGCGTGCAACTCATTAAACTCCAGCCTCCGGTTGCATTGCGGCTTGTTGCTGGGCTTGGACTGCCTCTTGCTGTCCAGCTAAAGCCATCATTGCTTGGTCTTGCTGTTGCAATTGACGCTGTTGCTCCATCAAGAACTCACGCTCAGCTGAGGTATTACGCACTGAGCTTGGTACGCCTAGCTTGTCGCCCAAGAAGTCAATCAAGTCACCTTGCTTAACTGCGTGCTGACCCTCTGTACCCAGTTGCTGAGCTAACTGCATAAACTGAAGGATGTTATTAATCTCCTCCATGTTTTGCGCCATAGCCAACGGAGCTACTGGAGATACCTTAACTTCAAGACCGTTTACCTGTAAAGGCAAGTCAATCAAGCCCTTGTCATCCATTACTGACAAGATGCGAGATACCAACGGAACCATGGTCTCGTTAATCAAGCGACCGAAAGCACTGCCTAAGTTTTGAGCAAGTTCTTTCATACGCTCAACAACTTCAGTCGCAGAACGAGCACTCATGTTGTCAGGAGGTAATGACTCATCTAGCAATGTACGCTTGATGTTTGCACGTAAGTCAGTAATCACAATCTGTGAAACGTTGAAGTCGCCAGAACGAGGTAAAGCACGTAGTGACTCACCCTGTGGACCACCGTTACGAGCAACTGGGATGATTGCGCCAGGTACAAGTTTGACTGTTTGTGGATTTAATACGCCGTCATCCGCAGCTGTGTACACGCCAGAGATAGCCAATGATGCGTTTTTCAATACCAACTCAAGAGTTTTGTTCAATGTCTTGATGTCTGGCAATGCTGTCAACAAAGGACCACGACCGTAAACCTCACCAGCTACCTTCATGTAACGAGAGATAACCCATGGAGATGACTTCATACGGCGATAGACAAGCTCCTCTTTTGATACTTTATCAATCACGTGGTAGCACCAGTCGCCACGCTCAGCATCGTATGTTGTCGCTTCAAGCAACTCAACGTCATCCGTTGGCTTACTGTCAATGCGTTGCTGTACGTTTACTGGGAACTCAGCGTCAGTCCATTGCTGTTTAATGGCTTCGCCCTTCATGCGCATACGGCGATACACCTTGTCGATTTGACCGTTGGCGCCTTCTTCGTAAGCAATCAAGAACATCGGAACTGGGATAAAGTTGATAGGGCTGACGTCATCACCAGGCAATACCAACATACCAGCAGTACCAACCGCTAGGTCAAGCAAGAACTCACCAATAGCAATGTCAAAGTTAGACTGCTTGATGACCATAAACATTTTCTCGGCATACACATCGAGGATAGCTTGGGCTTGCTGTCTACGTTCAACTGGAATATCTAAGCCAGCTTCAAGTCTGCACCACTTACGTTGCGGAGGGAAAATGCCAGACTGCAAACGGTTAGCAAAGCGCTGTGTAGAGTTGATGGCAGTCGAGTCAAATACACGAGCCATCTTCTTAACGCCTTGAGCGTTACCCTCCCAATGACCGTAAAGCTGTCTTTGTGGCAAAGCAAACTCGTAAGCATCACGGTAAAGTGACTCGAACTCGTCTTTTTTACGTTGAGCAATCTCAGCACGCTTAATTAAATCCTCAGTGCTTAAGCGTTTCCCTTGGTATTTTTTACCCTTACCGTAAACTTCATCCATTATTTGATTTTCCTTTTAATCTTCGTAATCCATGTCTTTAGACTTTGATTCATACTTTGCAGCCATGTACATATCCAACTCATTAGGCTTAGAGCGACCAGATGACTTTGCTAAAAGTTTTGCAACCTTGCGCTGAAATGCAGTAGTGGTTTTAGATTTACCCATTTCATCGTGTTTATCATCTTCTTCTTTTTCAAAAGATATTTCGATTTTCATTTTTTTGCCTTCCCAGCTTCAGACATAGCAATTGCTACGGCTTGCTTTTGAGATTTAACTACTGGACCATTTTTACCAGAATGTAATGTGCCAGACTTGTACTCACGCATTACTTTACGAACCTTCTTTTGCATCTTATCCATTAGTATTCTCCGCAGAAGCTACACTTACACCAGCAGAAAGCATTGGTCGACCAGCGCCACGCTTAGCTGCACGCAACCTAGACTTGGTGCGCTCATCAATCTCACGCTCCATCGTAGACTTTTCAAACTCTAACTTAGCTTTCTCAGCAGTTAAGTCCATTGCAGCTGGAGCATCTGGAGGAGTCTCCTCAAATTTATCAGTAAACTCACCAGGGTCAGGACCGCCACGCTTTTGAATGTAGCCAGTCATACCACCCTTTTGGAATGTCTCTGGCACAAACTCATAACCAGCTTTTAAATAATAGCCATAGGCGCCGCTTCTTGGTAAATCTATAGCTTCACGAAAGTCAATACCTTGAGGCGCATTACTGCGAGTCCACAAATAATCTTTATCGTATAACTGACCAATATAACTACCAGTAATTGCTGTTTTGGTGTTATATAACTCTAATTTACGATTGTATTCATCCGCTTTTGCTTTAAAGGTACTGTACTTTTGCTCGTAAGTGCCAAACATCTGACTGTAATCAGACATCTGCTTTTCGTACTCTGTTTGCTTTTGAGCAGCTGCAACACCGTAATCCTCAACAGCTCTACCATAAGTCTCTTGAAGTTTTAAGATGTCAGAGTTACGGCGTCTAGCAACAACCTTTTCGTAATACGTCTTTGGTTTAATTGCCATGGCTTATCCTTAAATGGTTACGCCAGCACCGAAACTATCGCCGCCACCACCAAGACCAAGCTCAGGACTCAAACGGCTTTCTGATAACAAGCTACGGCTTGAACGGCGCATCGCTTTCATACGGGCAGACTCTTGCTCACCCATTGAACGGCGCTCAGCATCCAACTCATCGGCTGCTTTCTTTGCAGATGATTCAAGTGCTGCCTTTTCAGTAGCATTTTTTGCAATGTCGTACTCAAGACGTTGACGAGCCACAGCAGCTTGTTCACGTTGGGCGCCAATCTGCGCTTCCATCTGCTGAGTTGCTACTGCGTTTGCTTGAGCAGACTGCATACGAGCTTGCTCCATCGCCTTTCTTTGCTGATTGGCTTGGTAATACGAACCACCTAAAACTGCTAGTGCTAAAAATGGCATGATTTTCTCCTGTCAGAACAATATGCAATCAATTCTAATGTGTTTTACACACAATGCAAGTAAATGCTTTCATTATGAAAAGACATCGAAGTCATTGCTTGCAACTGTCTGCGCAATAAACGTGGATGACTGTAAATTATTCTTGGTCATGCGCTTATGTTCACCGCCACCAAGCATCAAATAGCCAAAAGCATCACCAACGTGTGAATGTTCGTTTTTGTTTGGTGCGTCTTTGAAGCGTTCATGTCCAGCACCGACTGCAACACGCTTGAAATGGTAGCCACCAGACAGAGATTTACGCAATAACTTGCAGTGACTAGCCACCATGAGCCCTGGTTTACCAGCAATCAGCCTTTGCATGGGCGCCGCCGCTGCTTCCCTACGTACTTTGAAGTCGTTAGATGGCGTAGGCTGCG